TATCTGCTTCTAATAAAGAATCCAAATCACCCTCTTCTATAGCTCTTCTTTTGTTCTCTTTTGCTTTATCTAAATCAGCATAAGCACTCTTCCCATAGTGATAAGTACCTGAGTTCAAAGATTCGCTAAGCATTTGTTTAAGCTGTAGATTTTCCTGATACAAAGCTTCTTTTTCTGCAATAGCTTGGTATTTGCGCTTTTTCTCTTTCCAGATTTTGCTTTTTTTCTTTTCTTGTTCAGCAGGGGCCTCAGCTTCGGCCTCTTGGATTTCTTCTTCTCCCAATGCCTCTGGCTCTTCTATTTCAGAAGACTCTTCTTGCTGACCGTTTTGTAACTTTTCTATCTCTTCTAAGGCCTGTTGTATCTCGACTAATCCGCTTGTATCCTGGTGTTCTTGATACGGCTCGGTATTAACGACATTTTGTTCTGAATTCATAATTTATCCATATATTTTATTTATCTTGTTATGTGTGACGGATCAGAAATGATAAGGTCGATCGCATCTTCTTTTAAGACAAAAACTGGCAAGTTATGGCAATGTATTTTGTATCCCGCATGTCTTGGGAATACTACCCAATCACCAACCTCGCACCATTTTCCCGTTTGTTCATAACGTGAATCTAAATAAGCGGCCTTAGATTTCTTGACTACTAATCCAACGCAACTTCTATATTGTTGTTCGTCATGAACTATATCGGGTCTAAGAAGACCGTTTACTATTTTCGGCTCAGTATAAAGGCGAACTAATATCGTCCACCCTTGAGGTTCAATATCATTAAACTTGCTGATTTCTTCTTCTTTTGAGAAGTTGTTTAAATCAATTCCTAAATCTTCTTTATTCATCTGTACTTCCTTTGAATATGGTTTGACATATGTCTATTGCGTCTTGCATACCTTTGATTTGACCAACAGAAAATCGATATGAAGAAAAATCGTGAATCTGCCCACTAATGACATAATTCTCAATTTTATTTTTTTCCTCACGTAGGTTTTCAACCAGTCTTTTTAAAAGCATTTTACAAAACGTCTTTTAATGATTTTTTCGTAACTTTAATTGGCAATCCTTGCGGAGTTGCTTGCTTTAAACGGATCTTAGCAACTCCACCCATAGCAAACTTTTGACACGCTCCTTTATCTTTTTTTGAAGCTCCTGTACGTACGCGCTCTTCAAGTCTTTCTACAGCTGCTGTCTCCATTTTTTCGTGAGATTTAGCCTTTTTAACCGAACCACCTTCTTTATAAGCTCTCATTTTGCTTTTATCGGCACATGACTTTGAATAATAAACGTCATCTGCTTTGCCTGGATGGTTAAGTAATTTTTCGGCTTTCATGCGCATTGCATCAGGTTTGCCTTGATAACCTGCCTTCATATTTTTAGTAATTTGTGTCATTTTGGACTCCTTGTTTAATTAATTCAGTTTGTGATTTTAGTTCCGCCATGTCTTCAGCAGATTCAATCTTGGCCTTTTCCTTTTTAAAATCTAATTCCGCTTTCAAAATGTCTGTGTCTCTTCTGAGTTCCGCAATATCTTCTGCTGATTCAATCTTGGCTTTTTCTTTTTCAAAATCTAATTGAGCTTTAAAGATATCTGCTTCTGTTTTTTGGCTTGCTATTCTTTCTTTAGCTTCTATTTCAGCTTGTTTCTGCTGGATATCTGCCATTAGCAATGCATTCGGATCAATTGGAGCTTCTTGTTGGTTATTACCGACACCCGACTCCTCTAATGCCCCAGCAATAGCCATAGCAATAGAATTTTGTATTTGTGGGTCTTGAATCTCTTCTAACGGAGGCAATTCTTGACCTAGTAGCTGTTGCATTTGTATTAAATATTCAAACGCCTCATGCTCTTTTACATGCGCCATAATTATCGGTTGAAACTCGGGGTGAGTTTGTGCAAATAGCCCATGAGTTAATTTATGAGCTGCATGATCTTGCCAGATAGCAGCTTTTAAAGGCATATCTTTCATAGCGTTTAAGTTTTCGCTAATAGGATCAAGCGGCAAAACCTCTGCTTCTTGTGGTTCTGGTTTTAAAATACTATCTATATCTTGCGCATCTAATCCTTGCGCTTCATAATTCTGTCTTAACACCTCCCTCATATTATGTAGTTCAGGAGATTGTTGAGCTGTCCTTAATATAGATTCGGCCTTTAATATCTTTTGAGTGGTAGAATTTACAGAAGGATCAGAAACAGGAATAATCTTCACCTCTTCCACAAAATCATTAGCAGTAATGGTTCTTTGTGAGTTGCCAAAGTTAAACTCTTCTGATTCTAAAGTTTTCCTAAAAAGCTTATCTATCAATTGCAATTCACGAGTTAAAGATACGTGAACTGAACGCAGAACTGACGATTGAATACGGTTGTTTGTCTCAAGAAGAGCCATAGTAGTGCCAGTTGGGATGTCCTCTTTTGATTGGAGCATTCCCATTTCGCTCGTAGACCCTAATTCTTTACACTGGGCGACAATCTCTAATCTAAGCTCGCGAAGAGCGGCGGAAGGCTCGGAATAAGGCAACGGCATAAAAGCCTCCCCTAAGGGAATACCGCCCGTGTCTACTTCTACAAATTGACCAGGGCCTACGATCAAATCATTGTTCTGAGATTTAAAACCTTTGCTTCTTAATCCGCCAGGCAGATTTTTAAATGACCCTGCATCTACTAATTGTCTAAGCAATTTTGTTAGAGTGATAGCATTTGAACCGATAAGATGAGCTAGACCTATGCCGTAAACGCCAAAGCCCGGCAAATAGTTGTACTGAACGAAGTAATTTTCTCTTTTTTGCTCCGGGTCGTTTTCTTCCCAGTTCTTTCTGATCGACAGTATTTCTTTAGTGATTTTATCTATTGTAACTATATATGGCAGAGGTATGGCATTATCTGTTTCGCCCACCCTATCATCAGTAAAATCCTTTAAATTAAGGTATGTATGAACTTCGTATATAGGAAACAATGATTGTTTTGTATAGACACTAATATCAACATCGTCTTTTTTAGGTCCCTTCTCTTCGTCTTCGGGGTTTTCCGAAGTCTTTAAATAAGATAATTCCGCATCTCGATAGATCTTATTCTGCTGATTTAGGATAATGTCCCTTTTAGAAAGGTGCAAAATATGAGTTAGTCTGCTCGATTCAAGAATAGAAGTACAATCGCCATCAATTACAAAATCCTCAGGCCGAATAAAACGACTTAATGGCTTCTTTAATAATTGATCGTAATATACTTTTTTGAAGCCGCTGCCATAAAGGCCTAGATACAGTAGAAATCTTTCGAAATCAGAGTAATAAGATTCATCTTGAACGGTTAAGTAATAATTTAACCAATCTCTATTAGCCTCTCCTTTTCTTTCTATTTCTTCACTGCTTACTCCGGTAATTTTAAATCCAGCTGGTCCAGACCCTGGCAAAAGTTCTGCTCTAGTTGTTGCGTAAAAACGAATAAGTGCAGTAGAAAGAGTGGTGTCAAACGTTCTAGTAGCACCTTTATAAGGAGCAGCTTCTAAATCTTCTAAGGAAAAACCAAGGTATTTTTTAACCTTCTCGACTGAATCCATCCAGTCTTGACGAGCTTCGATATCCTGTTTAATGGAGTCTAGTAATAGAGTAGATAGTTTTTTTCTAGCTTCTTCTGGGAATTTTACGGCAAGATTATCATAAAAAGAGGTGTCTTTATCCTCTGTTTCTGGAGGTGTGCCAATTTCATACACACTCGAGCCATCTTCTAGCTCTTCGACTTTTCTAATATCATCATCGGTAGTTTTCATATATATATGAATAACCTCATGTTTTTCATTGGGTTAATGCCAGCGAATATTTTTGCCTATCAAAACTTCAATATTCGCTGGTGGCTATGCTACACTACTCATAGTATGTATATTTAATATCACAGGAGATTATATCACATGTTTGAGATTCTTGAAAAATTTGTAAAACATCTCGCAAAGCTAGATGAATACTATGTTTTAAGGCAAGAAAAAGAGCATATTATTATAGGGACTAAAATAATAATTAAGGAGCATAAGGAATTTTTGGGTAATGTTTTTCAACCAAGAACACAAAATATAGACAAAGAATTGCCCGTTTTCTTTCTTGTGACGATAGCAGCAAAGCCTTTGGAAATTGATAAAATGTTTTTAAAATACAATTTGCCGTTCTTGAGTATTAACAACAAGAAAGGAATTGCAACTATAGAAGGTGTAAAAACTTTATTAGACGAGTTTGTAAACGATAATTTTGAATATTAATAAAGGTATTAAAAATGTAAAAAAAGAAAATAATAAGCTTGGTATGCGTTAGTATGATCAACAGTTCTGTTCTTGCGGCTGATGTTTCTACAGGAAAGTTACCGGTTGTATCTGATCTTAATGTAAAACTAGGAGCTTATGCGTCTTTCGAAAGTGGTTTTAGTAATCAGAATAAATTATTAAAGTCTGAGAAAAAAATATCGGCTAATAAAGAAGGCTTTGCTTTCTATAGTGACGCCGCCCTTGTTGCCAATATCTCGAATGAGATAAATGATATTGAGTATGGTGGTAAGATTGTATTAGTACCAACTATCAAAGCTAAAGTTGTACCTACCTATAACGGTTCTCACATATTTGTAAAAGGTTTTTATGGACGTGTGGAGCTAGGCTCTCCCATGCCAGTCGCCGCAAATATGATGATAAGTGACGGTGGAATACCAACAAAGTATGTAAAAACTAGCACAGCGCATTTAAAACAAAGTAAAGAACTCAGCCCTTCGTTTTTAACTTCTAATGGGTGTTTTGTAGGCGATAATTTAACTGCTAATTTAGATTCTGCACCTTATAGTAGTGAACCTCCGAGAACAATAAATTATTATACTCCCAAGTTTGAGATTAGTGATGCAAGTAAAGTTCAGATAGGAGTTTCTTATACACCTGATACGGCTAATACCGGAATAGGCAGCCCAAGTGAAAAATCAGATGGCGTCAATAAGAGAACGATTAAAAAGGATGGTGTTGATAGATTTGAAATAGATAGATCAGTTAAGGATGCTATTACTACTGGTATAGTATTTGAACAAAAACTCAAAGAGGATATAGGATTAAAGCTAGCATTAACCGGTGAATACGGCAAATCTACAGGAAAAGCTAAGAAGTTTATTAGCAAAGAAGATGCTGAGCCAAAAGAATATAAACTAGGTGATTTAAGAAGTTTTAATATTGGTGCTGAATTAGAAGCAAATGATTTTACATATAATGCATGCTATGGCTCATGGGGCAAGAGTTTAACAACCACTGAACTCCACAAAACAGGGCGTGATTCGTATTATTACAGTGTAGGTACTGCGTATAAATATAATGCAGCAACTACTAAAATTACTTACTTTGCATCAGAGAGATTTAAAAACAAAACTAACGCTATCAAGCTAAATATAACTTATCTATTAGCAAAAGGTTTAAAACCGTATGCAGAAGTATCTAGCTATATATTAAAAGGCAAACCGGAATTTTATAACGAATTGAAGAGTAGAACTACAAAAGGCACTGTGCTTCTTTTTGGCGTGAAGTTAACTTTGTAGTCAATAGAACTCTACTATCTCTTTTGTTGACGCTTGCACAGGCCTTTCGTCTCTAGGATTCAAGACAAATCTACCGTCTTTTAACTTTAGAAGAGCTTGTGCCATAGTATCTACTAAATCTCTTGACTCCGCGTTAGGAAAGCAAGCTACTGATTCTAGAAACTCGTCAGCATATGGTAGTAGTGTATCGTATTTAGGTGCTCTGGCAGGTAACCACACTCGTCCTCCTTCAATTAAAGGGGTAATTAAACGGACTCTTTGTATTTTGTCTCCATATTTATTAGGAACAAAAGGAATAGCCCTAATTCCGCCTCTAACTAAATCCTGTATTAACGGATCACCCGAAGCCTTGGCCTCAATAAGACACATCTCTACCGGACGGCCTTTAAACGCTGGATTTTTTGTTTTACCGTTATCCCTATAATCAAAGTACATGCGTTTAGCAAGTTCTCTAAGTTCAGGATATTCTACCCTTCCACGCCACATGGATAGTAAAATAACGTTCTCTATATGGTTACTATCATAAAAAACGCCCCAGGTAGTACAGGCGGAATAAGCAGACATTTCATTCGCCGTTAAAGCGGTGTCCCAGCTTTGTAAGGTAAATTCTATTTGTGGAGGGGTGCTATCTTTCCACCATTGAAACCAAGGCTTTTTAATTATACCGCCTATTGCTGGAGCTGGCCTTTGTTGATATTGGCCTGCATAACCATACTCTCCTAATTGGTTCTTTAAGCTTTTTATCACGTCTTGAGACCATCTAGCAGGACATAGTAGCTCGCCTTCTATTGTTCTTGGGTCTTCATATACTTTCTGGTTAATAACGCTACGGAATTTTCTCTTACCTTCGTATTCCATCGGAATAATCACAGTAGTCCATTCCTTATCATGGTCTCTGGACAAAGTATTGCCCGTTACATCGTCTTCTTGAGTTCTCTGTTGTACCAAAATCCTAACATCATTATCTGCATTATTCCTACGAGAAGGCCAAGTCATGTTCCACCAATTATTAGTGGTTTTTCTGATAGCTTCGGAATCAAGATCTTTTGCATTGTTAGGGTCATCGACAATTAGGATACTAGCCCCAAAGCCAGTTCCCACGCCGCCTACAGAGGTAGCGATGCGATAACCTGTTCTATTATTCTTTAAAAAAGAAATCGCTGTTTTAGTAAGGTTAAAATTGGCCTTCCATCTTTGTTGATACCAATCTGATTGAATCAATGCTAAACATAAAGCCCCATGCTCCTCAGAAAGGCTATGAGCATAAGAAGCATACATAAACTTTTCCTCAGGGTTCTGTAGCCAAACCCACGCTGGGAAAGCTACGGATATCAAGGACGTTTTGCCGCTTCTAGGGGGGACGTTCAAAATAAGGTTTTTAATCTCTCGTCTATAGCAGGCCTCTAAATGCTCAGCAACGACATGTAAATGCCAATTATCAATAAAAGGGACTCCTCCTTCAATAACCCGCCATGCTTGTTTGAGAAACTCATGCAAAGAAAGCTCAGCTTTAAAAACGCTTTGTCGATATTTAATATCCTCGATAACATCTAGTTCAAAAGCGGACGATGCTGCTTTCCACTCATTTGGCAATAATTCACTAGATACTTGATTCATGCGGTGTTTTCTTATAGGTCAAAGCGTGTAGCGATAGAGAAATGATGACCTTTATATTGATTATTTATCAAATTATCATGCTTAAC